CCATCAACGAACTCATCACCGATGGCGCAGCACAGTTCCACGGGCTTGCCGGTTTCCTGTGCCTTGATAAAAGCATAGATATTAACGCTGACATCAGCCTTGCTCAGATCCTTGCCATGGAGACCGCCGCCGGTAACGGAGTCACCCATGTCGCTGCCCAGCTTGCGGTTGGTAGCGCCGGTGTCCACATTTGTGCCACCGGTCCAGTCGCCCAGGGGATTGATCTGGGCAAAGGGATATGTGATACGAATATCGTCTGCATTGGCATTGCTCTGACAGATAATCAGCTTGCTGCCGTCCAGGATGTACTTGCCGTCATAGGGGTAGCGGCTGTATAGGTCGTAGGCGAAGCTGCACAGCATATTCTGCTCCCGGGTCATAGGCATACCCTTGAAGATACCGTTGTCGCCGCAGCGGATGGCTTCCTCCTGGTTTTGAGCCAGATGCTTATCCTGGGGAACGATGACCACATTGGGCCGGACATCACCGGCAATGCGGTGAATAGCATCCTTGATCTTCCGCAGATTCAAAACAGCGGAGGTCTCGATAATAGCATGGCAGACACCATGACCGATCAAAACCTCCACTGCGATTTTGGGATCAATTTGGGTTTCATAGGCGATATCCACGATAGCCCCGGCGATGCGGTCGGCGAGTTTATCGGGATGCGCCGGATTCACTTTTTCAAACATAGAATCATCCTTTCCTTGCACGGAGCAGACGCTCCATGACATCATCCTGGGGACTTGCCCCGGTGTAGTCGCCGGTACAGTTTTCCCGGACGATTTGGAAAATTTCAGACCAGAGCCGATTGGCCTGAGTCATGTACTGGTTGGCAATGGCCACATAGGGAGACTGGATCGCCGCCCCGGTAGTGGGATGCTTTGCCAGAAAGCCTACCTCACTGGTGATGGACTCACATTGAATCCATCTGGCACTTGCCAGAGCATATCGCTCGATCAGGTCCGGTGCCACGATTGCCGAACAACCACGATCCCGTAGCCACTTCCACACATTTTCATAAATCTCCGCGGCACAGAGTTTGGAGCCGTCTTTCTGTCTGGCAGAAAGGAACTCCTTGGGCTGTGGCATATCTTGGCCTTCCAAGTCAGCCGCGCTGTCTTTGAAATCAATGACAGTCAGCGGTCTGCCTCCGGGATTGCCGTCCATGATCTTGTCAGCGATGGGCTTTTTCGGTCTGCCGCCGGAACCGGGCTTGGGTCCTCTTTGGCCCATATTTTCATACCTCCTTTTGCCAGGGGCCTATTCCCCTTAAAACTTTCGCGTTTTCGCGCACGAAGCCCCGGGCCGCTGCCCCAGGTTTTTAGTCCTGGAGATTTGACCCGCCCCTGGGCCTATCGGTCACCCAGTTCATGATGGATTTTGTTGTGGCAGGATCGGCAAAGGGACATCAGGTTCTCTCTGGCATGGGTGCCGCCTTTAGAAACAGGAATCTTGTGGTGTACCTCTGCCATAGGAACCAGCCGACCTTCCTCCAGGCATTTCTCACAGAGGGGATGCTGTGCCGCATGACGATCCCGGATTCGTTTCCATGCTCTGCCGTACTTCTTGTTGACATCAGCTGATCGTTCGTACTTGTTGTACTGCCGCCGAGCAACAGCGGCATGATCCTCGCAATACTGACCGTCCGTCAGCTTGGGACAACCAGGATAGGAACATGGGCGCTTGGGTCGTTTGGGCATTGCATTCACCTCCTTCGGAGCAACTGCCGTATCATGTACTTGGCTATGTACCAGAGCTGCTCCATGTAGCCAACCTTACGGTAGCCCATTGGCAACACCTCCATTTAGGCATAAGAAAAGCCCCGTGGAATTTCTCCCACGAGGCTCTCCTGATGTTCTTGGCGATTATAATAATATCATAAGGTCATACTGTAAAACAATGGACGCTACTGTAAGGTTGCAGGAAGAACCACAAGTTTTAATGCTTTCTGATGCAGTTTGAAAACATTATCGATTCCATAGTCCATGTTCACGGCGATCTGCTCCCATGTTTTGAAGCAAAGATACCGAAGTTCCAAAAGGGTCTGATACTCCGGATTCTCCACGGCCTTAATAACACCAACCATTTCCCGCTTCAGATCCACCAGCTGGTCAATGTCTGCGTTGATTTCATTCTCCAGATCCACGATTTTTACGATGATATCCTGCATCTTGTAAACATTGGGGCTGGCACTACCGGGCATATCACTCATAGTGGCGGTTGCCTTCTTGGTAAGATCCCGCAGAGAAAGCACCTGCTCCAGCTTGCTGTTGATACGCTGGTCAAGGCGGTATGCCTGACCTAAGTACTCTTTAGCCGTCATTGCTTTCCTCCTTTTGATCTTTGTCCAGAATTGTTGCACACTGATTTCGATTAGCCATCAGCTTCCGGGCCTGTGCGTTCCGTTTCCGCTGAGCCTTCCGACGATCGCTACGCTTCTTTCTGTCCGCCTTATCAAGCTTTGCAAACACTGCACCGGCAGTGGGATCGTAATAACCCTCATTGTTTCTGTAATATCCATATCCCATATTAGGTTACCTCCAATTTTTCAATTTCGATGTAAATGCCACAGGGTTCATCTGACCACCGCTTCTCAATGATTTCCCTGGCCACCTGGGCGTCGTCCTTCCAATAGCCACACTTGGTCATGCAGTCTTTCAGCATTTTCTGCAGGTTATCTGTATCGGGCCGGGTATAACGCCAGTCACCGTTGCGATGGGACTTACCTCTGGGGAACAGCCACAGGGTCCGTAAGGACACCGGGCCTTCATATGGCTGCACGGGTCTGTTGATAGACAGATAGGCCGACAGCTTTGCTTTTGCCTCCTTCACCGCGGGAGGATCATAAAAAACAGGTTTGTTTTTATAAAACCGGACCTTCCGCTCCTGGGCGGTGGCGGTTGGCGGTGTCATTGCAATAAAGAAATTCATATCTTACCTCCTGGAGGAAAACCCTCCTGTCCTCGTTTCGCAGTGGGGAAAGGCATGGCTTTCAGCCTTTCCCACACGCGTGAACGATAGAGAACGAAAGTTATCTATTTATAATACGGTTTTCCGTTCCAAGTACGGAAATCTGGAAATATCAGTTTTCCGTCTCATCTGTTTTCTCACATCGCCCGACAATACCCTGGCGGCACCAGAAAGTGTCTTTCATTTCCCTTAGACGATCCCGAATGCAACGCTCAGATTTATTGAGGTACGAAGCCATAGCAGAAACCGTCACCGGCTGTTCAATGGAGCAGGCTTGGAATGCGCTTTCAATAGACTCCCTGCGTTCCTCTGCCGTGGTGTTTTTCTTATTCTTGGCACGTGTAGCCTCGGGGCTACCTTCTGCGTAGGCTTTCTCCAATTCTCCGCTGGTATCCAGTCGATGAACGGGATAATCAAACCAGAAATTAATGGGGCGGATATTCTCAAATTCCCGAAGGTTAGACTCCATCCGCCACGCTGTTTCATTGCCATCCCGGAGCATATTCTTCTGACTTTCTGTCAATTCCAATGGCATCATATCCAGCTGTGCATCTGGATCACGGGCAAACACACCGCTACCGCTGGCACGATCCATTGCTTTTTTGTTGCCCTGGGTGCCTTTGGAATGGTGGTGGCAGTAGATGGTGGCGCATCCGGTTTCAGTGCAGATTTTATCAAACTGATTGCAGAACATAGCCATATCCGAGGCGTTATTCTCGTCGCCGGTAATGACCTTGTAGATGGGGTCCACGATGATGGCATCGAAGTGCTGGTCTCGGACTCTTCGGATCAGCTTCGGGACCAATTTGTCCAAAGGAACTGCATGACCACGCAGATTCCAGATCACGATGTTGTCCATGCTCTTCTTAGGAATGCCCATGGCCTCATAAATCTTCATGAAACGCATGATGCAGGAAGCAGGGTCAATTTCCAAGTTCACATACAGTACCCGGCCTCTCTTGCAAGGAAAACCCAACCAAGATTTTCCTTCCGCAATGGCGATACTCAGTTCCATAAGAGCAAAACTCTTACCGGCTTTGGAGGGGCCAGAAATCAGCATTTTATGCCCGCAGCGGAGGATGCCCTTAATCAGTTCATCCGGTAGCGTGGGGAGGTTTTCCTTATAGCTGTCCAGGGAAACCATATCGGGTAGCTCATCGGTGACACCCTCGGCAAAGTCTAGCCAGTCCACCCAGCTCTTTCTGCCAATATTGGTAGCCACCAGATACTGCTTGTTGCCATTCCGGGTCACGCCGGGCATACGAGACAGCCGGGAGGGATTCCGGTTCTGCTTGTCCACGGCGACACCGTTCTTCTCGAGAAAATCGTAAAGGAATTGCACTCGTTTACGGTATTCCGCATGGTCTGGGGCATCTACTTTGACGATTGCATGGAGGCTCTTGCCACCGGAATGCACCAGACAGGCAATGGGCAGTTCCAGTTTGCGGTACATGGCATCCTGTTCGATAACCGACATACTGTCGGACTCCACCAGAGCGTATTTGAATTGGGTCACATTGTCATTGCGGACACCTTCGCCGTCCAGGGGATTAAACCGAATCCAAGCACCAACTTCCGTCTTCCAGTCGCCGATGGTGGCACCCAGATCGTCAGGATGCTTTTTGAGGGAAGCAATCAATTCCCCGGCAGTCTTGGAGTAAACACCCTTGGAAGGAACCCATCTGTTCGCCGCATCCTGCCAGACATCGTTAGTCACGTAACCAACAAAGTCGTCCTTGTCAAACAGGGTTTCCAGGTAGGCAATCAATTCCTGGGCAGGATTCCAGGTTTCCGGTGCCGTGTACTGATTGAAGCTGTCGCCGTCATCCATAATCACATCGTTCCAGTCCATGGCAGAAGCAGGGCCGCTGGGGGCCCAACCGTATGCCTTTGCCATCTGCACGATGGTAGCGCCGGTGACGGGAGAACTGCTACCACGGAAGGTACTCCATTTCCGGTCACACTCACCGGGATGGTAGCGACTATCGCCTTGGCTCCAGCTATCCCAGACCTCGCAGCCATAGCCTTCTGCTTTCAGCGCCATTCCCACATTGACCCATTCCTGGTAGGAAACAGCACTCACATCAATCTGCTGCAAGGCAGACAAAATATTGCTCATAACAAAAACCTCCGATTAAGGCTGATATTTGGATGGCGTAACCCCGGAGGGTAACCGCCAGTTGTTCATAGAAAGCCGAGAGATCATCTTCCTGGCATCATCAAACTGCCAGGTGCCGACCTGCCGGAATCCATATCGTTCCAAGCAGCGGATCTGCTTGGGGGTAGCCAGTCCCATAGCCTGCCGTTGCATAAGCCGGTCGATCAGCAGGCGTGCTTTGCCCATGTTCTCTACGGACTCTGCGAAGATGCCCCGCTGCTCCAGAAATGCCAGCTGCTTTTCTGAGGGCGGTGCCATCTCCCAGGCAAAGGTGGGGACATATCCGACCAGATCCTCTGCTGCAATGGAAACAGCATACTGGAGCGGGTCTACCAACTTTCGTTTCCGCATCCGCATCTCTGCCAATTCCCGTGCAAGTGCTTCTTCACGCTGTGCCAGAACATCACTCTCGGCCTGTTCCTCCGCTTCCATCAGATCGACACCATCTTCTTCATCGCTCACCATCTGATCGATCATTTGAGCGATGGCCTCATCCTTGGAAATCAAGGACGAAGGACGGCATAGATCGTGTCGCTGGGTCATCCAGAGGAAATCCAGCAGCAGAAGATGATCCTTGCCGGGGAATAACCGCATACCGCGTCCCACCATCTGCTGATAGAGACTGCGGATCTTGGTGGGGCGAAGCACCACCACACAGTCAACTGAGGGGCAATCCCAGCCTTCTGTCAGCAGCATGGAATTACAAAGGACATCATATTTTCCTGTTTCAAAGTCTGAAAGGATCCGACTTCTGTCCGGACTGTTTCCATTGACCTCGGCAGCACGGAATCCATAGAATTCCAGCATATCTCGGAAATCCTGAGAGATTTGAACCAAAGGTAAAAACACGACCGTTTTCCGGCCCTGGCAGTATCGCTTCATTTCCTGGGCGATTTGGTGTAAGTAGGGTCTCAAGGCATAACTGACCTCGCCAGAACTGAAGTCGCCGTTGCTGACTTTCACATTGGAAATATCCAGTTCCAGGGGAATCATCTGCGCCCTGATCGGACACAGATATTTCTCCTTGATCGCCTGGGACATACTATATTCATAGGCTTTGCTGTCAAAATACTGGCCCAGATTCTTCATGTCGCCACGATCTGGTGTGGCTGTGACGCCCAGGACATTGGCCTCCGGGAAATGGGCCAGTACCCGTTGGTAAGTATCCGACAGGCAGTGGTGTGCTTCATCCACCACAATGTCGGTGAAATAATCATGGGGAAATTTTTCCAGTCGGAGCGGCTGTGCCAGGGTCTGGACAGATCCAACCGTGATCTTGTGACCGCTGTTAAGACTGGTGTTTTCTGCCTTTTCCATACCACAGGGTAATCCGGTCACAGCAAGCAGCTTATCAGCCGCCTGGGTTAGCAGTTCCCCGCGATGGGCGAGAATCAGTGCCTTTCCACCACGGGCCACCCGGTGGCCCACGATGGAAGAGAACACAACGGTCTTACCGGTGCCGGTGGGCAGCACCAGAAGGGTCTTCCGGTGCCCTTTGTCCCACTCGGCAATGACCGCATCTCTCGCCTGGGTCTGATACGGTCTTAAATTCATCATTAGAAGGTACCCTGCTCCCAGGACTGAGGTCGTGCCTTTTCAGCATCCTTTACCCAGTCAGGGGTCTGCTGCTTGGGGAAAAAAGCAGGATCGTAGTCGTAGAACTTGTCCACATTGTTTGCCATCTTCTGCTCACCATCCTTATTGGTATAGGGACGGGGCTTGAACCGGGCACGTCCCTTGGAGCCAACAACTGCGTTCCAATTCATCACCAGACGCTCACCATGCTTCTTCTGACCGATGGCCCGGAAGAACTCAGAAATACGGAACTCCAGGGTGCGGCAAAGGATGATGTCATGCTTGACCATGGCGGTGCCCTCACGGGTATCCACCTCCAGGGTCAGGGTCGCCTTGTTACAGGCAGGCAGCTTGGCGCTGCCGGGGAAGTGACCACGCTCAAAGTCACGAACCACAAAGTTGTAATCGCCTTCTTCCAGAAGGACATATTCCATGCCATCCTCTAAAATGGCGTCATCCCAGTCCATGGCCAGGTTGTTATTAAAGTTACTCATATCTGTTACCTCCTATTTTTAGAACGGGAGCCGATCCGGGTTGGATTCGACTGTTTCAACGATTCTCTTGAAATTGGGAATGATCCAGCCGGTAATAAAGGCTTCGGGATATTCCTCCATGGGCATTCCGGTGGGGAAATGACCCTTGCTGCCCACGATCTCCTGGATCTCAATGGCAGAGATCTGTGCCTCCATCATCATGTCCTTCAGCACCTCCATGGGAGGACGAACGGTGGGAGGGGTAGCCTGTTGCACGGGTGCTTCGGCAGGGATGGGATTAGGCGTAGCCGCCACCTCCGCTTTGCCAAACAGATGGGCAATGCTTCCATAGTCCAGATCCAGCGTGGGAGGAAGGCCATGACGGTTCTTGGCATCCCAACAGGGATGGTGACTGGTATGGATGATCCGCTTGCCACCCTGGGCCTTGCTGACCTTGTTCTCTGTGGTCACCACATAGGTCTGATAGTTCAAGAACAGCAGCATATCGCACCATTCCTTGAACAGGGGGGCCACCTGCTTGGAAAGCTTCATCTCCCAACGGTCGTAGGCGCCCATCTCATCCGGCTGCTCGAACTTACGCATTTTGGCATGGGCAGTAACAACCACATTCATGCCTGCGGCGATGATGGCATCCA